CGCAATCGTTGAACGATATTCCGTGCGAAAGTTCCGTGTTATTTCAAACATGGTCTTTGTTAGATTAAATGCGTCTTTGTATATTTTCGTTTCTCGTGCTAACATTTCTTTTTCTTTACGCTATTTATGGATTTTACTTATAATTTGTCTTTTTTAATCGAACCATTTAGGTTCTCTAACCCCGTTATTTAGACGTTTTCTAAATAGATAATCATTATAAATGGCTAAATATTAAGATGTTACGTTTCGATAAAGGGTTAAAGAACTAAATGGTTAAATTGTTAATAGAAAGCGGACACAGGGCGCACACTGCCCTCATACGTCTTGTAGTAGTTGCCGAAGCGGCCATCGTAGAAATCCAGAGTCCAAGCATTCGTAGCAGAATGCTCCGTACTGCTCCACGTCCAACCACTACCAACGGGGATTTGCGTACCACCGATTGCGGCAAGAACAAAGTTCACCTCGCGGACATGCGCCCAAATCATAGCCCACTCGCCAAGCGAAGGCAACCACCAACGACCAGCACCCATGTTTGTGTCCGATGACGCAACGTTTGACGGGTAGTATTCGTTACAATACTTAGCCGCAGGTGCGTTGTCACCAAGGGTTGCAAGAATGGTTGTGGTCTTTGCGCGTCCGTCGAAATCGGCAATTGCAGCACGTCTGTCGCTAATAGCGGTTGTACCGCCTGTTACGTTAGACGTAGCCCATTGTTTGTTTGCCGCATCTTTCGCAATGATAAGTGTACGTCCGTTTTCGATGATACCAGCACCAACGGCAATACTTGCGATACCGCTTTCAAGCGCACGGTCAGCTGGCCAAAAACGTGTGTAACTATCAACGTTGGTAACAACCATAACGTTGCCAATGGTAGGACATGCTTGTTGCAGAATCTTACCGATATTAGCCATAGTGTTAGAACCAACGGGGTTGCCGCTTGCATCAAGCAATGGTACACGGTGTGACGTACCGCCAACGTTAGAACCATTACCATAGAAAAGCGACTTTAAACCATTTGCTAATGTTCCCATAATCTTTTCTTTTTAGTTTAACTTAATTGTTTTATACTTGTTAATTACAAAGTGTATCTTATTACGGTCTTGCGTTTTCTTATTGTCCTGCTATCCTTACCCATGTAGACAAGGAATTAGAACCATACGTAACAACCTCGCCATTGTGCGTTACTATTTCGTTGTCATGTGTAACAATATGGTTAGGTACACCAACAATAGGTGCTGTGTTGATATATGTTTCCAGCGCAACCGTGATAAGTGAATTTTGTGCGAACGAAGCCGTAGGCGACAACGTTTCTACCCTACCAAGAATCTTGATACGGTTTGTTTCAACGGTAGTAGCAAGGGTGGCGACGTATGACTTAACACACGCCCAAAGCCATCCCAAGCCAGCACCATTGAGTTTCTTATCAGATGTCTGTACCGCCATAATATATCATTACATGTATTACACGATGACAATTACACGCAAATAGCCTCGATTTCCGCTTGCGACAAGACCTCTACATCATCTTTCGTTGCATAACCCGAAAGGTCAACAAAACCTTGGAATATGTCAAAAAGGTACGTTGCAGGGGTAGAACCCTCGGCAGATGTGTCCTCGATGACATAAACGTTAGTTCCCTTTGGATAAGCCTTTGTAACGCCACTTTCGTACTCCTTGAATCGGTTGTCGATAGTGAATGCGTCGGTCATGTTCCACATCCAGCCAAGGTTAGAGGATGACGGGGTAGGAAGGCTTGCAAAGGCAAGTGAACCCTTTGGTTTGATGTACGCTTGCAACTTTGCGTCGATAGCGTTGTTAACGTCGTTGGCGGTTTGATAGCCAGCACCGTTAGCAAGAGATGCGTTATCGGTAGGAACGGGGATATTCACCGCCTTATCTGTAACGGTAAGCGCAACGTTGTTAACCTTTACGGTTTCGATAACGTTGACCTGTGCGCCCGTAGCAATTGCATCAAGTTTCGTCTTTAACACACTTGTGAAATTGTTGTCGGTATGCACATACGATGCGTCCGAAACGAAATTGGAATCATTCGTAAGGTCGCTTGTCTTTGACGGAATGGAAAGGCTACCTACAAGGCTTTTAATCAAACCCCAAAGTATGCCAAGACCAGCACCATCAAGTTTTTTGTCAGATGTTTGTACTGCCATAACTTTAAAACGTTTTAAAAATTAATAAATAAGGAAAACTTTATATTTACGAAAATTGAATTTATCTACATATCATGCGTATTTCAAATTCCGTTAAGGTTTCGCTTTCTTCGTCAACCTTTTGTTCGACCTCTTCAAGTGCTTGGACGTGCTCCTCGGTCATCAGACCTTTCGTTTGCTTAGACGCATCGGGATAGATGGTTTTGTTCTCCACCGCATCCAAATCGTCTTTTACTTGGTCGCCATATTTGTTTAACTTGTAACCCATAACACAAAATCCTTTCTTTATTTTATTGTTGTCTACGTTTAACCATAATACATTGACCGTCGATAAGCAATATTTCGCCCTCGTTGACCAATAAATATTCCCATGCACCTTTCGATGTTCCGCAAACAAGTTTTAAACCCACTTTTAAGCCTTGATTATCTTTCGGGCTTATAGTTACACCTATTTGCGGATTTAACGCGTCTACGGCTACGGAAACGGGCTTATTTCGCATTTCCACATCAACTATTGGTTCTTTGTCGTTGATAAGGTCATGCGTTGCCACCATATTACCACCACCTTTATACGTAACGGTAATACGTTGGCAACCATGAATGCCACAACTTGAACCTATTGTTACGATGTCACCACGCATAGCAATTGTTTTTGAACCTCGGTACGCAGCCCGTCTTGGAAATCCGAATCGGGAACGTATGCCGTTGTGATAAGATAGTAGTCGCCAGTACCCATTTCAGCCGTGTCAACGGTAAACAAGTATTCGTCATTTTCCGTGACCAACATTTCGGACTTTGGAATTTCGATTTGTTTCTTGGTATTCTTGATTGTAACCTTGAAATCGTCGCTATCCATCGAAAAGCCCTCAATGTCAATATCCAAAGCAAACTTTAGTTCCGTGCCTTGGTATATTACCCTTGGTTCTTGTTCCTCTTGAACCGTCGCTTGTTGTGTATTCTCGTCTGCCATAAGTCTTAATCAAATTTAAATTTCGTTGCAAAGATACAAATATATTTTGAAATACACCAAACCGTTAACGTCTTTTATATGTTTTGCGGAATAAGTAAGCAAATTTTTTGTTATACTACTGGTTCTGCGTAAGATATTACTTTCCAATAGATTATTTCTTTACCGTCGTTAGCATCTGCATCCAAACAACACTCCAGTTCAACACAATTTCCGTTATGTAGTGTTCCACTTGTCATTGCCCCGTCAGAATTGTATCTTAGTGTCATTGGAATGTCACGACCAGACTTGTTATAAATAAGCATAGTCGTGCCAACAAACGAGCGAATGTCATCTATTTGCTTACTTGTATATCTACTTGCAAGATAATTGCTCATAAGAGGTAATGTTATGTAGCCGTATGTACCTGTTGCAAGTTCTATAAAACTACCGCATTTGTCGAAATCCAAAACCGTAGCGGTTGTTATATCAGTACGCTTGTATTGATTGATGTTTGATGTCGTTATTCTTGTTTTTTGCTTTCTTACAAATCCGCGAAAAACGCCATTTCCACCTTGATAGCTCGCTCCTGTTTTTCCATCAACAGCATACATCGGTGCAAACAATAGGCGTGATACAGACGTATTCCACACGCTTGCCGTGTACCCAGTGCTTGTTGCGTATATTTCAACAATATAAGTACCTGATGTTGTCACTCTAAAGTTTCCTGATGACGAGCCACTGGTGTTCGCAAGATATATAGGAACAACACTTCCGTAAGATGCGTGTCTTATTCTTACATAGAAACTACCGCCACTACCACGGGAATAATCGCAAGAAACCCTATATATCAAAGACGAAGAAAGATAAACGGTCGTTATTTGTTTTGTTGTTTCCGATGTGGCGATTGTTACTGTGCCGTTTTCGTAAGCAACATCAACCATACCGTCAGATGGATAAGCGGAATCAAACAAGGTTACTGCTTTCACAGAAAAACTCGAGCCGCCAACAACACTACCAGTAATATTACCTTCTCCGCTTACTACGCTTTCGCCTACCTTTCCGTTTGTTGATAACAACCAATCACCATTGATAATAAACGAGCCAAAGTGTGCGTATGCTCCAAATATCGCCTCGGTTATGATGTATTTGAAATCCGATGTCATCACTTGCCAATTTGAACTTGATGATGACGGAGTACCCATTTCTTGCTTGGTGTACGTTCCGTTTGTTTCTGGATTAAATACCCAATAGTTGCTATTGTAAGCAAAATATGGTGCTTGCGCGTCGTTTACCAAGAAACTATCTGTACTTGCAAAATCAGCCCATGCACCAGCATAATAAAAGAAACGACCTACTTTTCCACGTTCACCTGGGTCACCTGGCTCACCTGGGTCACCTTGTTCGCCTTGCCTTGAAGAATCAACGGTGATAGTTCCAGTTGCGGTATATGTAACCCCATCATACGTACCTGTAATTGTAATAGTTATCACACCACTCATAATTTTGCTATGAGTACAGTTTATAGTGCAACCCGAAGTTGTCTTTGTGCCACTAACTACCGTAACATCTGAAGGCAAAGAGATGGATATATCGTTAACGCTTGCTATTGCACACGTATTTCCTTTCACCTTTAGTGCGTATGTTATATCAAAATTTTGGCTTGCAATTGAATACCCATCATTGTTTGCTTGATAAAGTATTGTGGAACGTGAAAGTTCGACATAAGGCGCGTCAGCACCCTTATCTCCTTTCTCTCCTGTAACACGGGCATAGCTCGGAGTTCCGCTATCGTAACTTTGCGTAGATTCATTCCAAGTCTTTTTGACTATCTTCATCCACATATAAGGGTACGTAGATGTGGGCGCAACGGGTGCGTCTTTCCAATCCGTATAATAGCAATCGGACGGTGCGGTAGTTGAATTGGTAGATGTCTTGCTTTTTGAGATATTAAAACTATATTCCGTTTCGTCACCGCTTTCGCCAACTATCTTATGCCAACTTGACCAATTGCTATCGGTAGTAGACTTTGTGCGCATGTAAAGGTCGCCCGATTGCCACGTATCATGTATTTGTGACGATGACGGGTTGTTGTTTGGCGCGTATTGTGCCATAACGCTTGAACCGTCCTCGCCAGTCAATCTTATGTACGTCGTACTATCAACGTTGTAAGATTGTGTACTTGCGTTCCAAGATTTTTTTTGCACTTTAGCCCAAAGATACGGTTTGGCTGACGTGACCGCCAAGGGCGCGTCAGACCAAGAGGAAATGTCACTTGGTGCTGTACTTGCATTTGCCGTAGTCTTGTATTGGCTAATACCAAATGAAAAGTCCGTTTCGTCACCGCTTTCGCCAACTATCTTATGCCAACTTGACCACACATTCGAGTCTGTTTCTCGAGTGCGCATATACAAGTCACCGTCTTGCCAAACATTGTGTATCTGACCTGCCGACGGATTATTGTTAGGTGCATATTGGGCTTGCACACTAACGGGGCTTTCCATAGTTGTTACGGTAAACGAATTCGATATAGTTTTTTGCGCAGACATATATTAAGTTTTTATTTCGTTTACTACTTTTGTTGATGATTACACGGTGTTATAAACCTATCCGTCAATTAAGACGAATAGGCTATAACAATTCCCGTCATATTTTTCTTTCCGTATGTTGCACTATTTACAACGGAATACGGAATAGTGATAGACGCAACACCTGCGGACATAGACAATGTACGATAACCGTCACTATCCGCATCTGGGATTCCACTACCAATTACGGAACGTCCGCTATCACCACTACCTCCGATAACCGCACCTGTTCCATCAAGGAGTTTAACCTTGTATGTTGAATAGGTCGGGGTTGCTGTTCCACCAAGTACGCTTGGGTCATCACGTCTACCTACCCAAATGGAGAAAGATACGCTTTCGTCTTTACGCAAAGATGCAGCATTGCCGTTAGCACCGTTGTATTGGATATACATAAATTCGGGGTCTTGCATATCGTCAACGCTTGCATAAGCCGTGTAAAGCAAGTTGTTAGACGAATCGTAGAATTCGCAACGCAAAGTAGCATGGTCTACAACGTCGTTTTCGTCAACTTGATAAGCATTTGCGTAAGTAGTACCGTCAACGGTCTTACTTGAACCGCTTGTAGGTGTTGTACCGTCGTTAAGATACCATTTGGTAGTGACAGTATCCATTGCGCCACCGCTTGAATTGTAAAGTTTACCATAAGCGGTTATCACTTGGTCATCTTCCGTAATGTTGCTAATGCCACCAACAAAGTTAATCAAGCCAAGATAGCCGTTTGCGGTAATAGCGGAAATACGGATTTGTGCATCACAGGCAAAGGAAACGCCAGCACCGTTGATGATATAACTGCCGCTAAACGTAATCATATCTACATCAACGTTTGCGCTTGACGCAAGGTTGGCAACGATTTTCAACGCTGGCATGTTCAACGTAGTGCCACCGTAGGTAACTGCATGTGTCGTTTTTACAAAGCGCGAATCGGTTGTAAAATCAATTTCCGTGCCATTGTAAAGCCACTTATAGTTATCGGCAGGCAACACCAAAGAACCGCCCGAAAGCAACGTAAGATAAATCACGGGCTGCTCGGAGGCTTGCGTCCAGTTTGGTACTGCGCTTGAACCGTTCCACGCTTGCGACAAAGGCTTGGTACTTGCAAGGTTTCCGTGCAAGGTCGTACCGTCATCAAGTGCGGTTACATAGAATCTATTGCTAATTTGTGACATATCTTATTCCTCCTCTTTGTTTTGTTGTTCGGTTTCTTCGTTGTTTTCGTTATTCTCTTCCTCTTGTTGTGTGCCACCACCAAGAATATCCTCTACGTTGCCAACGTCACCGCTATTAATGGTTTGTTCGTCAAGAATTTCGCCACTTTCGGTTTCGACTTGCACCGTTTCAGGTTCTTCGTTCGTAAGCAATCCGTCGTAGCCCATCTTGTAGCCGTTTTCCGCAATAAGCGTATCGGCACGTTCTGGGTCTACTTTTTCCACACCTTCCAAACCGCTGATGTATTCATCGGTAGTAAAGCGTACACGTGACAAGTCCTTATTGTCAAGAACGTAACGACCATCGGCAACACGGTAACGGTTTTCGATAAGACCGCTACGTGTAGCAATATCCGCTGTCACCAAATAAACTGCTGAATCTAATGCCATAATCTTTTCCTTTTTATATTTGTAAAACTTTCTTTCTTTAATCGTAAATAGAACGTTCGTAAACCGTTTCGCCATCATGTGTTACGGTTGCACCATCATGCGTAATTACGTCGTATGCGCCTAATACGTACACGTATGGATAAACAACCGTGCTTGCAAGCGTTGCACCGCTACCATAGACGTTTCGCAATTGTGACGCAAGAATTTCTATATTCTCGCCCCAACCAGCATCGTATTCGGTAGATGAATTCGACTTACGGTATTTCCAATTGAAACGCAAGTGTGCGAGTTTCTTTTCGTCCGACAATATCTGATGTCTAACGTTCACAACCGTGCTAAACGCCATCTTGTAAGTGTCTGCACGTACCGCACCTCCGTTTTCCGAAACAACATTGGTATCAACATCGGGAATTACCCAAGTGATAGTACGGTAAGCCTTATCGGGATATAACGTTGCGGCTTGTGCGTTTTCTTTTGCACGTAACACAACACGTATCTCCTCGCCATACATTGCATCAACGGTAAGCGTATCGGTGTTTTGACCGCTAACATACCAAGGCATTGTTTCAGCTAATACCTCGGTAGTGCCATTGATTGCATACCAAACAAAGTAAACGCTATTCGTAACGTCTTGACCGCCCTTGTTTGCTATTGCGACGAAAGTAAACGTGCTACTATCGTCTGTCAAAGGATTGTAAGCCCTTGCACTTGCGCAAGCAACGTCAAGCGACGGATATATTACGGATGCGTCACGGTTCGTTGAAAGCGTCAATGTGTCCTCAACAACGTAAGTAACACCAGCGTCACGAGGGTCAATATAGGTTGCACGGCAACGTATTTGGATAGCCCTTGAATAAGGAACGTTCTTTTTGACTTTCAACTTATTGCCAACAATAACGTAATCAACGTTATCGCCATCATCAACATTCGTTATCTCGCTTTCTACATAACCATTATTCTTGTATTCGTTGACATACCATTGAACGGTAAAGAATGACGGTACAAACGATTGGTTGGTATCGCTATCAAAAACGGACAATTTGGGTGTAAGTGTCAACGGGGTACGCGGACGGTGTGGAGCGTAGGTATTCGTGTTGTCGTAATACCATTGTTCCAATTGACCGTCAGGTTCGACGAAGAAACTTTCATCAAACGGTGCAAGTTCGGTATTGATGACCGCTGGCTGTGGAACATTTAATCTCTTTCCCATATTTCTTTTATGATATAATTTGATTTTGTACTATTCTTGTCGTTTTACCGTCGTTTATAGCAACGGTCAAAGTGAATATCGCCTTATTGCTTGATGACCACGTTTGCGGCATATCGGCATTGGTAAGGTGCAACGTCTTTTGACCTTGGTGTTGTGCATCCCAAGTTTCATCTTGTGCGGTTTTTCCGCTTTCGCTTTCACGTTCCCAAGTAAAGTATTCTGAGGCTATATCGTTTGTAATATCGACGTTGCCAAAGAATACGTGTGGCGTTATTTCCGTATCAACGAATCCACGTCTAAACGAAAATCCCTTGCTTGAAACGAATTCAATAGAAAGATTGTCGTTACCGTCGGTTAAACGCCAATAAGGACTGTTCCATTTTGGCTCGTAGTAAACATCAACACCGCCTTGTCTAACGGGTTGGTGTTGCAAACATTGCCAACGTCCTCCACGGTTTCTAACCTCGTGTATTTCGTATTGTTGTGACGTTTCGTTGTATTCGTTGTAGAAATAGATTCCTTCTCCAACTTGAGGTTCTGCCATCGTTGAACCATCCACCCAATCACCGCAAAATACGGTAACAGGAACTGGCAATCCCTCGCGGTCAATCTTTATATAACTACCAACAACAACACCTTGCGCATAAAGCCAATCTGTATGTTCACCTACTTGGTCTAAGATAGCGCGAACGTCTGGATAGTTCTTTACGAATTCTGGTAATTCACCAATCGTAACGCCATAGTTGCCATTCTTTAGGATTGGTGCATCAACGCCAGTGTACTTAACAACACGTCCGTCGGTTGTGCTTATCATAAACATACGTTGGCGACGTATGATAGAGGATTTTATGGTTTCGTAGTCTGGGTCATCAGGGTCTGAATAGTCAACACAACCCCAACGTGCAATAGTCATAAGTTCGCACGGTGGGAAATTACGACCAGCAGGTAGGTAATTGTCACCATACAA